ACTAAAATATTTACTAATACCACTACCAATACCTCCTAGCCAATCACCAGCTCCTGTTGCTGGAGATATTCCTCCACTTGGGTTTGTTGGTAATATTCCCCCAAGGGGGTTTGAAGGTAAATGCATACCTCCAAAAAATTTTGTAGTATTACCCCAAGCACCAGATAACCAATTGGATGTTGGTAGATTCCCAGTAGGGTCAGGAATAAGTGGATTAGGGTTTGCATTTGGTAAATTTCTACTTAATGGATTATTATAATTTGGATTAGGTATTGTAGTCATTCCATCAAGTGGATTTGTTCCTTTAGGAACAGTAAATGATTGACCAGTAGCAATCTGTGCTTTCTGTTCAGGAGTTAATGGGTGTGTAAGAGTTCCAGCTGTTAATGCAGCTAAATATGCAACGGCAGCAGCTACAGCTGCTGGTGCTATAGCGGCTACTACAGCTGCTGGTACTATTCCACCTAATCCATCTTCTGCTGTTGTAATTTCTGCTAATTTAGGAGCATTCAATACAGCTGCATCTCCAGTTGCATCTTCTGCAAATGCATAAGCCCATAATTCAGTTGCAATCTTACCTATTCCTAATCCTTGTAATGCTAATATTGGACCAGCTAATAATGTTAGTGCTGTTCCAACTAATACTATACCACCAGCAATTGATGATAATTGCATACCAGCAATACTATGATTCTCTATATAATCTAACATTGGAGTTAAAGCTCCTAATACTCCAGTCAAGAATGGTACAAATGTATCTCCAAGTTTACCTTCAAATGTTTCTAATTTACCCTGGAATATAGCCATTCTACCAGCTGTAGTATCAGCCATGTTTGCATTTTCTGAACCTAAATGTGAATTTATAGCCTGATCAATTAAAGCTCTTCTCTGATCTTGATTCATGTCCTTAAATGCTTTAGTTGAAGTACCCATATCAGTTAATGATAATCCGAATTGACCTAATGCCATTGGACTACCACTTGTTACCATTTTGTTATAAATAGTAGCTATATCAGATGGTTGACTGTTTGGTTTCGCATATGCTAATGCTGATATGGATTCCATACTTGTTGCATCAGCTCCCATATTTCCATGGGTTACTTGATTCACCATAGGCATGATTTCCCTTAAATCATTTATGTTACGACCAGTAGCATCTTGTACTTGACTTAATACAGAATTTATCTGTGGTGTAACTGCTATTGTCTGAGTGGCAGTCAATCCCATTGACCCACCAATTTTCTGATTATTAGCTTGGATTGTTATTGAAGCAGATAAACATGTTTGGACAAATCCTTCCATATACATACCAGCACCAGTTAATGCTGCACCTGCTGCTAATTTAATACCATCAAACGATTTAGCAAGTTTACCATTGGCTGTTGTAGTTTTATCTGCTGATGCTGCTGCATCTTCTAAATTCTTTTTAACAGCAGGAAATTTATCAGCATCTCCAGCATCTTTCATAGATGCTTCTACTTTTTTCAAATCTGCTTGTAATTTACCAGCAGCAGTAGTTGTACCTTCTAAATCTGTCTTTACTTTATTAAAAGAATCTCCTGCACCTGCCTCTTTCATTGCAGATTCAAGTTGCTTTGCAGTTATATTCGTTTTTCCTAAAGCACCCTCAAGTTTATCAACATTACCATATATCTTGTTTAATGCTCCAGAGACGTTATCTTCACTTAAAAGGCGAAATAGAACTGTAACACCGTTTATACCACCTGCCATCTAATCCTCTCCATTATATATTTCAATAGCTTTACCAATGACTGAACCCACGTGGGGGAAATTAATATGTGCATTTTTACGTATAGAAAAGTCTCTAATTGTTTGTCCAATATATTTTTTATTATTAATTTTATTTTCTATACTATATATTACACCTTTCATTTTAATCCCCTCTAATTTTTATTATTCTCAATATCCTTTGCTATTTCGTTATCTGCCTTTATTTCTAAATAATACCTTCTCCAAAGCCAACGTATACGCCAGTCATGAGAGAATTTACGTCTTAATACTTCATCTAACTCAATACCAAGATGTTTAGAGATTCTAAATGCAATTTCTCCTTCCACATGAGTTATTAATGAAAAAGTTTAACATCCAAATTCGGAGAAAATCCTAATCGTTCCATCGTTTCAGCAGCTAAAAATGTTTTTAATTTAAAAGGAACATTCTTCCAGAAGTTTAATCTTTCTTCCTTTGTTTCCATGAACTCTCCTTCAACTGGAGAGACATAAGTTGCCAAAACATTATGTACCTGTTCTAAAACTCGTCCAGCTACCTTATTTGCTAATTTTTCCTGTGTATTATCATATAACCGTCTTTCTGTAGAGGTTAATGTATCATTTCCTTCTGTTTCACTTTTCTTTACCACATTCTTCTCTAATTCTGATAAATCATTATACACATTTAAATCTAACTGTAATTCCCCTAAATCATCATCTGGACTTACAGGTTTTAATTTAAAGTCTATACGTACCCTATTATAAATCACTGATATTTTTAATTTTTCAGGATTAAATAAATCTAATAATTCCTTTTGAGTTTTTACAACCGAATCAAATTCTTCAAGAGTCTTTTCAACCTTTTCTTTTTCTCTTGGTACTACAACATTTTCTTTATATTTTTTAACTCTTTCGGCTGCTGCTCCTAAATCTAAATCTTCTACTCTTAAACTCTTTTTATACCCTGATGGTAAATATTCATCTTTAAGCTCTTTTCTTTCTCTAGCTCTGTTATTCTTTTTTGACATATTTTAAATCCTCTTTATATAACTCATTTCTGACTAATTTATAAACAATTGACGCAGATAATGGATCTTCATAAATACCTAAATATATTCTATTCCCATTAAAATTAATTTTTGATAAAAAACATCTCTTTTCTGGATTTATATTTTTAATAAAAGATGCACCAATATATTTATTTTCACGTGTATAACTTAACTTTTTTCTTGTATCAAACGAACTTTTTTTACCAATCTTACCAATTTTTGTTTTACTCATTTTCTGTTTAGTTTCTTTAGAATGAGTTTTACCTTTCACAGCGTTACTCATTTTCTCTTTAGTTTCTTCTGAATGATGTTTCCCATAAAAATGATTTTTATCACCCATATGTGCTTTACTCATTTTCTGTTTAGTTTCTTTAGAATGTTTACAATTATACCCACCAGATGTGATATTATATCCATTCTGTGTGGTTCTAGTTTCTAAGTGTATTATCCAGAATTTTTCTAATAGATTTAAATCACGTTGATTATCTATATCTTCTTCTAATATTTTCCATTCAAAATTATTCTCACCATATTTTTGTATAGCACGATCAACAATAGAACAGTTAGAAGGATAATTAATATGTTCATTTATACGAGTTTCAAAGCTTCTAGTTGTTTGACCAATATAAATTTTATTATTAATTTTATTTTTAATATTATATATTATACCATTCATAATAATCACTTTAATAATTAAATAAAAAAATACCAAGACATTAAACATCATTGATGTTCTTTGCCTTGGTTTAAATTGTCTCTTAATTTCCAAAATCCTATTAACTATACTCTGTTGCTAAAACTTCTCCACTTAATGCACTACCTGCTATTGTTGCGGCTGTTTCCTTTTTACCTTCTAAATCCCTACTTCCTTCATTGAAAATACAATCATATAATGCATGTGTTGGTACTGGGTCTGCTGTTTCTGTTGGTTTACCCATTATTAAAATTGTATATCTCTGTTTATTTGTCCTACATAGATTTACTGCTGCATATAATTCTGTACTATCTTTTGGTACTGTTAAAGTAAAATCTATATCATGCTGTCCGAATAGATAATCTATAGCTTCATGGCTTCCACCATGTGTAACTTTTGTTACAGCTGTTTTATCTGTTATTTTAATTCCATTCATCATAATTGGATCTAACCCTTCTACATGTACTTCACATAGCTCATAAAAAACCATACTATACACCTCCTGCTACTGGTGCTTGTATAATTTCATTATCAGTCACCATATGAACTGAACCTTGTGGTCTAACCTTTTGATTTTTAATAATCTCAAATGGATTCAATGTTCCTATTACTAATTCTATAAAGTATCCTGGATCAACTGGTCTACCATCAGTAGTTGTTGTTTTAGCCTGTAGATTTCCTGCTGTAACTTCATTATTAAGTGCTCCTGTACATGAAGCTAATGCCATAGCTCTACCTGATACAGTATTATTTTTCTTAATCATGCTCATTACAATATCATTTGTCGTAATTGATTGGTGATCTACATTAAATTTATGATGCATAAATGCATCTGTTGGTATTGTTCCACCTTCATTTATTCTATATCCTGTATTTACAGCCATAACTGGTTCAGGTTTTCCAACAAAAGCTGGATTTAAACTTTCTGCATCTACAACAAATCCTGCACCTGTATAATCATCTGCATCTTGTGTTCCAAGTTCAATTATACCATCCATAGTTATTGTTCTATATGGTCCATATCCTGGATCAGTACCATATGGTGTACATGCACATTTTGTTGCATATTTAACTAAATTTTTAGGATTTGTGTGGATACTAATTGTTGTATCATTGATAAATGATATTTTTGTTGAATCTGTCATTAAAAATATTGTTACTTTATCATCAATCAAATCTAATGATGGATCAATTGTGAAAAATTCATTTCTTTTCAGTCCTGATGTTCTTAAAGCTAATGCATGTGTTTTAGCTGCACCCATAATAGATACATCAAAACATCCTGGATAAACTTCAATCATATCTTTATCTGATTTAGTTTCAGCTAATGCTATTGCATCTGTCCAATCTCCTGATGCAAGTGGTGGTAATTCCCCATTCACTAATGTATCATTTTGCCTAACATTAATAACATATACTGTTTCAACACCTAAATTATCAGTTGTTGGATCATAAACTGCACCTTCATCAAATGCATCATATATTGCCTGTAATAATATATTAGTATCTGATGCTGGTCCAATATCAACTAATGCTGATGGATAATCATTATATGTTTTTATAACATTCTTGGTTGGACATGCAACACCTTGATCTGCAATTATCATCATCTGTCTAGCACCAGATCCCTTTGGAAACATTGGTTCAACAGCATCATTCTCAACCAATCTTGGATTGTTTATTATTGTCATATTCCTCCTCCTATTTTAATTTCTTTTCTTTGAACGTAGTAATCATCTTTTTAAGTTCAGTTTTAGTTATAATACCTTTATCTTCTGAACCCTGTCTAATTAATGATTGCTGTTCTTCTACATCTTTTTGGAGTCCACCTTCTATAAGTGCTCCCATAATAACAAAATACCGTTCACCTGATGCTTTAACCAATTCGTTTAATCTTAGTTTTGGGTTTGCTACTTTCTTAACTTCTTTTTCTTTCCCTGTCATAATTTATCACCTTTATAATGTTTCTCCCTCTGAATCATCTTCAAATGCACATAACGGTGCTGTATCTCTCATATAATACTCATACCGATTATATGTAATTAATATACTTGAGTGATAAACTTCTGGAATTACACCCAATTCATCTATACTTTGAGGAGTTTGAATAATAAGTCCATGGACATCACTATCCACTAACGCATTTGATGGATTACGATAATTAGGGTCATTTATATCAATTATAGATTCATATGGACATACATTACCTAAACTATCAATTGCATCACATGTATTTTTAGTTGTTTTACATTTATCAGTATTATAATCATAATTAGAACATTGATAATAATCATTCATCATTGCCTTTTTAAGTGCTTTTCTAACTTGATATATTAAACTATCCTTTTCTGGTTTGCTATCAGCCCATATATGTAATGTAATAGAACCAGGAATGGTTGTACGTAATCCAAATTTAGTTACATATTGTTCATCTGGGTTTTCTGGATCATAATATGGATGATTTTCTGGTAATGATGTTTTAATATAATATGGTATACTAATTTCATCTCCGGTTGGTCCTGCACTATAGAATGTTACACATGGTGTTTTATCTCCAGGATCATATTCTCTTAAAACAGTAACAATAACATCTAATGTTAAATTTGCACGTTTAAGAATATTATAAAAACATAATTCTCCTGGATCTACATGATATTCCATATTATAACGCTCCTTTAATTGAATTATCTATCTCTGATGTTACCATTAATATTATTGCTGTTATATCAGCCATAGCAACCTTTTGTGGGAAATCATTTGGTGATTGTCCTGGTCCTGGTGTTTGTTTTACATATCCAAATGGATAATTTCTTCTAAACCATCTCATCTGTGATCTGGTCATTTTTGGTCGTCCATTTAATACAAAATCTGCTGGTATCATATTACCAACAACCAATGCACTTGTTCCCATAGGAATAGCTTTAATACTCTTTTTAAATTCTCCTGGTAAAGATTTAGTTGTATATCCATATTTTGGTTTCTGTCCAGTCCATTGTGGTGCTTCCTTAGCAGTAAGAACTGCTATTTCTTCAGCTGCTAAAAATACTCCTTTACCTAACCCCATTTGATATAGTTCTGGTTCGAGAACCCTTTTCATATCACCAAAGTCGGCTCTTATTTCTATTGGACCTGACATCTTTATTTCCTCTCTTTCATAAGAGTAACTTCTATATGTGGTTGAATAGTTGAATATTCATCTGGATCTCCAATTACTTGATAATATCCATCATAATTGTTTGACCCTCTAAATTTAGTTATTTTAACCTTATCTTCAGATATAATATCTACACCTAAATCTAAAAATAAAAGAAATTGTGATTGTGTGACATTACCATATTCTTTAACTGTTTCTGTACTTTTACCTGGTTGAAAATCTCCAACAATACCAGATACTAATTCAGATAAACAATGTGGTATATCATCAAATCCATCAGTACCACAATCTAACAATATAGGTGTTGGTTCTATTGGTGGGGTTGCATTTGGATCTCCATCATCATTATACCCTATTATAGTACCATTATCCATTTCACGTTCAATTGTAACAAAACAGTTTGGGAATAATACCATTAGTATCCCTCTCTATATGAACCATATCCATAATAGAATGGTCTTATACATTTTATTGTCGAACCAATTGGTGTATAGGCTACTAATCTTGCCATATACATTTTATATTGTTCTGCATAACTATTATGAGTAGCATATTGTGATATTGCCTTTGGATCCCCCGATCTTTCTTCATGAGAAACAGAAATATTTCCTTCATGTTCTTGGTATGTAAGTCTAGATGATGGAATTAATCTTTTCTCTTCTAACCACATTAGAACACCATATATACATGCTCTTCTAACATCTAAATTGTCTGATGTTAATGTATCACCATTATCAGATTCAAACCGTATTTCCTCTGACATATCTATGATCCAGTCCGCTATTGTACTATCAAGGAAATCACCTTGGATATATCCTCTACTTTTTACATTCTGAACTGTACATAAATCATCCATGGTATCATCCTCACTTCATCATTCGATATAATACTTGTATTTCAAATGGTAATCTACTTGACCCATCTGATATAGCCTTCATTTGATTATCATACCAAGCCTTTATCTGTTTATCAGTTAAATCATGTATTCTAATACCAGACTGTTGCCATTTATATCCACCTAAAATAATTTCTATAGTACAATCATCCACATCTGGTTTTCCATTATTTGGATATGCAATAATTATATCATTAATTATTTCACACGAAGGACATTCTACTTGTTCACGTTTAGCCTGTTTACCTTTCATATCTAAATATTTATTTGGATCTAAATTTAAAGATTTTCCACATGCACCACATACTATATCTTCTATTTTCTTTTCTTCATCTGCACGATGTTCTGCGATTATTTCTTGATTTAATTTTTTAATCTGTTCTTCTTTAGTTAGAACAGGTTCGTTAACTTCTTCTACAGGTTTTTCCTGTGTTGGTCGTCCTCTTCCTCTAGCCATTAAAAATTCCTCCATTAAAAATAAATTGGGAGGGAGATATTAATCTCCTTATGTTGTAACTAAATTACCTAACTGCATAAATGCGTCAGTTCTTTTAACCCTTATAGTCTGATAGGTTACGATATTGAAAGGATATTGATCACTTTCATTTTCACCTTTCATTCTTAGATTAACTTCTTCTTCAACAACTCTGTCTGCAACCTTTGGGTTGTAAGTGAATATTAATCCTTCATCTTTAGTAAAGAAAGGACTTTCAGCATTTCTACTATCATTTTCATATAATGGATGTTCTAATATATCAGCCATTCCACCAGTAAACAATCCAGATTCTGCTAATATTGCAGCTGCTGATGTTTTAGTATATTGATCTACTTTAAATAGTTGCATTCGTGCTTTTCTTGATATAAGCATTTTATCTGCTGTATATTTAGTATTATCAGTTAATATTTCAACGAAATTCACAACATCATTAAATATATCATCAGATGTTGTAGCAGTAGCATCCCATTCTTTTCCACCTGCTAATGTAGCTGGTGTGCTGTTATTTCCTGTTGCATTTGTATATATACCTTTAATTCCTAAAGTTTGATCTCCATGGAAGATTAAATCTTCAATATTTTCAAGAACAAGTCTTGAAGAACCTTCAACACCACTCTGTGGTAAATCTCCAGTATTAGCTGCTGCTTCTAAATCCTTTCGGTGTAAATAGAAACCATGAACGATTTCTGGAATTACGACATTTGCTCTTTGGAAATCAGATATTTCCCTTGGAACTGGCTGTCCTTTAATACCCCTTTTAGCTTTACCTTGTAAAACTAATCTCTCTTCCTGTGTAACTGACTGTGTACCTGGAGGTAATTTACCAGCATATGTATTGATACATTGTGTACCAACTAAATTTGGTATAATTGCCTCTAGCATTTCACTATCAAAATAATTATATGCTCTTTCTTGTAACATCGTTAATCATCTCCTATCATCTAAATCTATTCTTACAAGATCGCCAGCATCTCCACCATCTATAAGTTTACCTGCAATAACTTTACCTTCAGATAAAGCTGATGCAAGTAAAGCTTGTAATTCTGCTGTAGTTGGTGCTCCATCTTTTGTAATACTAATTGTTGGTGTTGTGTAAGGTACTGCGAATCCATCTGCATCAGACATAACATACATTCCCTGTGTAGCTCCAGAAACTCCAGAACCTAATTTAACAAATGTTTCTCCACCATCAACCACTTCTGGGAATGATCCTTCAGGGTATCCTGTTCTTGCAATTTGGAATCCTGAACCGTTATCTACTGTTTGAAGTTGTGATTCAACTGTTACACCAATTACGGTACATCTTGCTGTACCTTGTTTAACCTTATCTGCGACTGTTCCATATTTAACAAATTGGTAATATTCTAAAGCTTCTTCAGCGTAAATCTCCCTTGAAATCCTATCCGCTAATTCGTCCTGGTATCCCATATTATTCATCTCCTGTTTTAACTAAAAGACCATCATCCTCGTATTTTTTACGTAGATCTTTAGCTCTTTGTGCATCCTCATCTATTTCCTCATTAGGATCGTTATCACCATCTCCAGGTAAATCTCCTTCTGGTATATGAGTTTTAGCTATTTCCATTGCTTTAATATCAGTTTTGATACATGTATCTAAATATTTAATTTCATCTTCTGTGAAACTTTTTGATAAAACCTTTACATATGCATCTTCATCTTTAACTTCAGTTTTAGCATCTAAATCTTTGCATAAATCTAAAGCTGTACTAACTAAAGCATCATGTGCTTTTTTATCTGCTTCTTCTTTACCGTCATCTACAGTTTTCTGTAATGTTTTAATTTCTTCGTCTTTTTCATCTAAAGTTTTCTGTAGATCAGTTTTCTCACCCTCAAGGATTTTAACTAAATCTTCTTGGTCTTTAAATTCTTTTACTTTGGTTTCGACATCATTTAATGATTTCTCAAATTTAGAAACATCAACATCTTTGTCTTTTAAACTACCGAACATATCTTTTAATGTACCAATACCTGTGTCGATTGATTTTAAAAGAACATTCCTATCTTCTTCTGCCATACTATTCAACTCCTATTTTTAATAGTTTCAATACCTAATTTAATTACTTCATCAAACTTTCTTAATATCTGTAATTCTTCTTCATCTTCATCAGATTTTTTAAGTGGTCCTAGACCAGTTAAACCTAATTGTTTATAATAACCTGTAACCTTTGTTTTAGCTGATGCTATTGCTGATGCTGGCATACTAGGCATGTTTCCATGTGAACCATTTAATGCTCCCCATGCAGCTTCAACTCCATCTGGATTCAGTGTTCCATCTGGATCTTTCACTGGTAATTTACATCCAGATTTAGCTGACATTGTACCTGCTGCAACTGCTGGATCGCACCATAATGTTGCAGTTTTATATTGTTCATCAGTATAATTACTAGCACTACCATTCCATGATTTTTCAATATCATAATTTAAAGTTTTAGCTATCTGACTGCACATTGTACATTCTTCTGCTGTTCCACGTAAATCCCATGCTGCTGGTGTATCGGTTAATGCTATCTTACTTATAAATCCATCATCTATCTCTCCGGCATCATTCTTAGCAGTTGCTTTTCCTTTAATACTTCCACCCAATGGTGCTTTTATTTTAATAAGACTTTTAACAGTATCTTTCCATTCATCAGAAATTGCAATTGCTGCCATTACTATATCATTTTCCATCCACGAATCTTCTACTGTTCCAACTATTGATTTAATACCATTTTTATGGTTATCATCAAGATTAACACCTGGTAATCTATTACCATCTACAGATGTACCTTTTATTTGTTCCATTATTGATTTTAGAAATTTATTTGAAAGTGTATCTCCTTGCTTATCACGCAATCCAGCGGCGACACCAAGTTTTATACGATATATGTCATCAGATTTTACATCTACATTTTTATTAAGTGGCATAAAAAATCTAAACTCTTTATCCATACTATCTCACCTCCCTATAAATCTCATCTTTAACTAATTTATAAACAATACTTGCTGAAATTGGGTCTTCATAATACCCTAAAGATGTTATATATCCTTTAATTTTAATAGTTGATCTATAACACTTCTTTTCTGGATTTTTTCTTTTATCTAATTGTGCACCAGGATATTTACCAACATGTGAATCACTTGAATTTTTACGCTGTTTTAATGATTGAATTTTACCTATATTGAATTGTCGTAATTTTTCTTTACTTTCACTTGAATGATGTTTTCCATACATGGGGTGATCTTTACCAACTTTACCATAATGTGGATGATTTTTACCACTAATATGTGCATGATTTTTACTTATTTTTCTTTTAGTTTCATCAGAGTGTTTACCATTAGAACCACCTTCTTGAATATTATATCCCCATTGTATGGTTAATGATTCATATCTACTAATATGTAGTCGTTCTAACATATTTAAAACATCTTGATTATCAGCTTCATCTATGACATCCCATTTAAAATTATCTCTACCATACTTTCGAATAGCTTTAGTTAATATAGAATTATATCGGTGATCATTTATATGTTCTAATTTACGTTTATTTAATCCATAAATGGTTTGTCCAATATAAACTTTACCATTAACCTTATTTTCAACTTTATATATTATTCCATACATTTAATCACCAGCTAATTCTGCTACACCTGGAGTACAACGATCACCATAGTGCTGAGGACCTGGGTACTCATCTGGTTTATATGGTCCATCTGCTTCTGCTTGCTCACAATCGTCACAAACCTTATCATCTCCCATAGTTTCCCATGGAATAAGAACATCTTGTCCTTTAAACGGTTCAAGTGTACCTTGAACATTACCTTCTGTAGCACCGAATAATCCAATCTGTTCCTGGATATTCTGTGCATTATTAAATGCAATATTATCAACACTATCTTTATCTGAAACTCTACCATACATTGATAGTTCATCTTGTAAACTTTGATATTGTGATATATCATCTTGTGATAATGTATAATAATTTAAATCATCTTGGGTTAAATATTGATATACATCACCTGAGACACTTACTCCAGTATCTGGTGATACCATCATTGCCATATCTTCTAATACACTTGGTGTCTGTCCAATTTGAGACATGAGTTCATCTGGTGCTGTACTCTGTACATCCTTAATCTCATTCTGAACTTGTAGTTGTTGCTGTGCATCTAATAGACTACCAACTGTATATGCTCCTGCAACTATACCACCCATGATTAATAAATCAGCTAAAACACTATTATCATCAGATGTCTGTTTAAATGGGGTTGAAAGAATATCATCTTGATTGTTTATCCAATAATCCATCCATAAAGATTGGGAATCTGTAAGTTGCTTTTTATTCTGTTTTACCATGATAAGCAACTCACATCTTTCCATAAGTTGATCCAAAGTAATCAATACGGTATACCAAGTCTACTAATTTTTCTCTAAGTATAGTAGCATTTTTTTGTATAGCAAAATTCTGATAAGGTATTAGTTTATCATCTAGAATTGTCCTATCATTAGATGTAGGTAATCCCAATTGTTCTGCTCTTTGATTTGCTTTATCTTGATATTTTAGAAATATATCAGTTAAATGTTGTTTTGATGCCTTTATAGCTGAATTTGTATATTCTTTGATAATACTATCTATTTTAGATATTTTAGTATTAACAGTAGCAGTTGCATCAATTTGTGTAACCTCTTGATATGCGACTTTTAATAAGTCATTTAATGATTTAACATAAGCAACTTCATCTTCACTTGGTGTTCCTTCTCCTTTAGTTGTATCCTGTTCGAAAGTTGGAGTATCATCCAATCCTTTTAACAGAATGTTTAAGAAGTTTTCATCAATCTCATATTTAACCATCCTTAATCACCTTAATTAAATCAGGATATTGTTTTAATAAGTGTTTCCTCATCTGATTAACCTTATCAGTCGATGGTGGTGCTTTTACACCACCACGTTTCACTGCATTACTGTTTCCATCAGGGATTGGTCCACCAAAGTTTTGTGGTCCAGTTGGAGTTGTTGGTGATACCGGATTACCATTTTCATCAAGTTCTGTTGCTGTTCCAGCTGTAGCTTCTGGCATTGGACTTATATCAGTTTTTTCTGACCAATCTTTACCACCTAAATCTATTTCATTTGGTAGTTTAATTCTTGGTCTAACCTCTGGTCTACTCATTGCCTGTGTATCCCATATTAAACTTATAATTTGAGCTGCTTCTAAGATGTTATCTGATAAGAATGGATTAAATACACATTCAACTGTACCCTGCGTAACACCAGTTGATGCTAAATATTCATTCACAATCTCTTCTATAATTGGCTGGAATACTAATTTTCTAGTACCATTCTCTTCAACTGCTATCATCGTATCTCGTATCGCTTCTAGAATTGATCTATTAAGCATTTCTGCTGATGAAGCATCTAATAATGCTAATGGTACTCCAAAGTTACGTGCTATTCCAGATAATACTCTATCTTCTATTACATCTATATTTACTTCTTTACCTGCAAATGTAGTATTTACTATTTCAAACCAATCAAAAACAGATGCAATTGAACCTTGCCTAGCTAATTTCATATAATATTGAGTTGTTTCATCTAAAAATTTCTGTGCTTCTGCATTAGATTTCATTAACTTATCTTTTAGTGGTCCTTCCATTTTACTGGTATCAATTATAATTGTCTGAATTACCTCTGTGTATAATCTTAATAGTTTACTTTGGTATTCTGGGAATTTAGCTAATGTTCTAAAGTATCCAACAGAACCTTGTATCCTAGATACTCCAAACTGTGATTTCTCTTCTGCACTTAATCCATTCTGAGTTCTCCAATATACACGATCTTGATCAAAATTAAAGGTATTTCCTAGATAATCTTCCTGTTGATATGGTACTGTTCCAGTTTTATCTAATCCAACTTGAAAAACACTATAATCAGTAACTGTCATTGGATTTACACAATCCACACCCTTAACTGCTGCATTAGGGTCTGAATAAAATCCACCAGCTAAATTTCGTGTCTTAATAATACATGCTCGTCCTAATACTTCATAGAATGTCGCAAATCGTTTCATTGTTTGTGGTAATTTAATATCTTTAGTGAATTTTTCAGCTAACTGTACAGCCTCACGACCTGCTTCATCATCAGTAAATCCTACTGCTCTATAATCCCAACCGACTCCTAAACTTATATATACTAGGAAATCAACGAATGGGCGTGCTCCACCATATAAATATATTTTCATTAATTCATAATCAGATGCTATTGGATAATCGAATATTTCGGATATTCTGTCTACCGTAAAAGATGGATCATATCTCTGGATATTCCTAACCAACCTATCTACTGGATCGTAACTCATTACTGGTAAATTCTTAGGTACATTACCTTTTGAATCCAATTTCATGAGCACGCTATTTGTTTTTGTCATATTCAATCTCCCTATATATTTCCCCTTTTACAAAATTATAAACAATGGATGCTGATATTGGATCTTCAAAATTTCCTAATGGTGTTCTATAATTATTATAATTAATTTTTGATAACCAACATTTTCGTTCTGGGTTTCTCTCTTTTACATATGTTACACCTGGATATTTACCAACATGTGCATCACTATTATGTTTATTATGAATTAATGACTTTTTTACACCCAATTGTGATTCACTCATTAATTTTTTAGTTTCTGATGAATGATATTTTCCATAAAAATGATTTTTTTCACCCAATCTTCCTTTACTCATTTTATCACGAGTAATTTGAGTTGGTATTCCATTTTTACCACCATTATTTAAATTATATCCCCACTCATCAATCAAGGATTCATATCTTGATATATGTAATCGTTCTAACATATTTAAAACATCTATATTATCAGCTTCATCTATAGTTTCCCATTTAAAATTATTTTTACCATATTTTTTAATAGCATATCCAATTGGCGATTTATCTTTGTTTATTTCATGTTCAAATTTACGTCTTTTTATATTTCTGGTAGTTTGTCCAATATAAAATTTACCATTAACTTTATTTTCTACTGAATATATTATTCCATACATATTTTATCACCGATATTTATATTGAATGCTATTACTTATATAGTTATGGGTTATACGATTTTTGAAAATAGTTTTGGGTTGAAGGGGATCCTAGTTGGTATATTACCAAATAGAACTGCATAAGCAACAGAAGTTGCATCTACTCTATCTTTCCACTTACCATTTGGAAAGTCGATGTGTTCTTCGATATATTCATCAACGTCCCATGTACCATCATCTATTACATAAATTTTAAATAATTGTCCATGTGTTCCAACATTCTGAGCCCTGTCTTCTTTAGAACCTATATCTGCTTCCCTGAATGAATCAAAGTTATATCCCATTAATTCCTGTGCATACATCGACATTTGGTCAATTGCAGCTTGTCCAGGGTCTATTCCAATTCGTATCTTAACCTTTGCCGTATCTTTACTAGCAGTTGTTTTAACTTTTTTTCGCACAGCTCCAGGTTTTTCTTGAGTTGTAAAACAATTTCTAACTATAAATTTATTATCATCAGTAATACTGGCTAACACAGAAGCTGTATTTGCAGCTTCTTTCTTCTTACTAGCTGCTAAATCCCATGCTCGGACATTACTTTTAATTTTAGATTCCATTACTTCCCACATTTTCTTATCATTGGGTTTATTTGAGTTATTTATCTCTAAAACCTCAAACCAATCTCTCTCAAAAAATTCGCCTTCATCAGGTAATGGTGAACCTTGGTATAACGCTGAAAAACGTTGTGGTGCAGTTCTAGCTTTTTTAGCTAATAACTGTTTAATAGGATGCAAATCAGGACATAATGCCTCTCCAACCTTTCGTCCTAAGACATCTTTCTCTGTTGCTATTGCTGGAAGTTTTAATATCACCCATACATCTTCATCTATGGTTTCTCCAGCTCGGAGTTTAGGTAATGCTTCTTCCACATACATATGTGGTTCAACTTCTAATATTCGACCAGAAAGGTCTTGAACATCCCATCTGGTTTGTATAAGATTTATAACACCCTTTTTGGATAAACGAGTATCTACAGTTTCTTGATACCATTCATATGCAGTTTCCTGTTTTACTTTGGATTTTGCTTCAGTTCTGTTCTTATGAGGATCATCAACGTTAATTGCATCACCCTTTTTACCAGTAAAAGCTCCCCCTACACCTGCTGTATCCATTCCACCATAGTGTCCTGCTATATCCCAATGTGCTTTGGATTTAGATGCATCATCGAGTTTAACTCCGAATACATCGTATGCCCAATCTTTAAATAGGTTTCTAGCCTTACTACCGAACTCGGCAGCAAAGTTTGCCTCATAAGAAGCATGTAGAAATCTATCGTCTGGATTCATACCCAAATACCAAACAGGGAACATAGTGGATGTTAACAAACTTTTACCATGTTGTGGTGGCATCCAGTTCATTAATCTGCTTATCTTTCTATCATTTAAATAAAGAAGTAAGTCATCTAATATCTCAGTATGAGGATATAATTTCCATCTACCATCTGATGCAACCATAGCAAATGTGGCAGGACTCCATTTAGCCTGTCCAAATTTGTCATATAATAATTCTTCTTCATTAGTTACATCATCTGTCATATTATATACTCCTATTCTTCCGGTTTAATAAATTGTGTCACTAATGCTCTTCCTTTAGCTCTGATTTTCTGATCTGTAGGGATAATTATATTGGTGTTATTAATCCGTTTTGGTGAATCAGCTAATAGTTTTGTTTTCTTATCAATTGCCAGTAATGCTAATTTATGAAGATCCAGAGCAGTAAACTTTTGATCTGGATCAATTTCTATTCCAAGTTTTGCTGCGGCATCAATAATCATATCACAGTATGCTAAATCGTTCAATCTCTTTTTAACTTTTGTCTTTAATCTCTTATTCTTAAGATATTCCTCATTCACTTCTTCATCTACATTTAAGAATGATTTACGATGATTAAAAATTGTAACGTGGTCAATCTTCTCACCATGTTCCTTTAATAACCATTCGGAAATCTTTCTATCTGGCATGCCATCCATAATCTTTACTTCTATCTCATTGTAGTATGGAGATTTTTGCACTGCATTTGCGATTTTAATCACCTCCATTGGTTTTCAGGACTAAGTATCAAATATAATGACCCTAATGTAAATTCTATACCTAATAAAAATCTAAAATCTGTCTCTTCAAAACCATATCCAACTCCTAAAATTGAATATATTAAAAAGGTTAATCCAATAATTAATAAAATTATATCTATTTTAGTTCTTTGTATCATCTTAATCTACCTCTTAAACAGTGATACTGCTGAAATAATTACTGATACAATCACTATTAATGTAGCAACCATTTGTTGTCTACGATTCCATCCAATAACTTCATCTTCTTTTAAATCAGTAGCTCGATGTTCTGCTAAATCTTCTAAATTTTTTGCTTTATCCTCTGCTAATTGTTTTAAATCTTCTGCATTTTTAGTTGCTAATTTTCTTAAATCATCTGCTGTATTAGATGCTAAATCTCTTAATTCCTTAGCCCCTTCACTTATTATAGTTAACTTAAAATCAAGATCGGATAAATCTTTATCAAATTTATTCACACTTTTAATATTATCTAAATTTCTACGAGCTAACCGTAAAGTTTCCTCCTGGATACTTACAAGATCAGATTGAACAGCAATCAAATCACGTTCAATCTTACTAATTCTATTTTCAGATATAGTTTTAACATTAGACATATTACTACTAGTATCTAAACATTCCTGGACAGCACTTCGGATTAAATGTGAAAGTTTATTATCATCAGTCTTCTCTTCTAATATTCTAATTCGTTCTTCTTCTGTCATTCCATCTTCATAATCGTCTGCCATATTGTGTGCCTCTATATTTCATCTGTTGTGGTAACTTGTTCTGAATTAGTTTGTTCTGTACTAGAAATTATCTCTATTGGTTTTGGATCAACAGGTGGAATATAACCAACCGGTACACTATTAGATACACCATACTTATTACTAATAAAACTTCCAGATTCACTTAAAGCACCTGTTAATAATGATAATGTAGCGGCATCAATAACAGCACCCTTAGCAAATATAAATGTTAATAATGTACTTAATAGTGATATAATAAATATAACAGATGTAGCATTATTCACAAGTGATAAATGTTCAGTTCTCTTTAATCCATTTTCAATCCTAACCTTTAAACGTGTTAAAAAATTCATATTACTTGTAATCGGAATCAATGTACGATGCTTAACTTCCTTCTTTAATTTCTTAATCTCATCCTCACCATTTAACACATTAACCTGTGCATTAAGTGAATCTATCTGTGTCTGATAATTATCATCTGCCATCCTAATCTTAATCCTTTTTATTTTGTGAACGTAATTCAGATTGTAATACAGGTAAATCAATACCAATACTAGCAGCAACACCAACAACAAGACCAATTCCAAGACTAATCATGCTCTGGTTAGCTAAACTCATTGCATATATTATAATTGCAAATCCACCTACTAATAATACTAATTTCAAATATGCCATATCCATATTAATCACTTCTCCCATGTTTTTAATCATCATTATCTTTATCGTAGTATAGAGTTAAATCTAATTCATCAATTATCTTGAATTGTAATTCTATAGTACGATATTCCTTTGATAGCATATTTTGCTACCCCCTTAATTCAATTTTACTTGATAAAAAATCAAGTTTACTTTAATAATTATCTAAAAAAATTAATATTTCATCAAAATGTTATTAACTATTATTAAGAAAACATTCAAATGTTATTAATAACATTGATAAAAAAATAAATGATCGTATCCGTTTAAGAATACAATCAAACATTCTATTTTCTTCGTAAAATATAACTTGTCATATATTGTTATAAATAAAAAAACAAAAAACATCCCCTTCCTTTAAAA